GCAAGTGGGCAATCAATCCTTTCTCGTTCGTCCACGGCTTCATTGCCTGGGGCGACGGCGAGGTCTTGGGCGAGAAGATGGTGTCGGTGTCACAGCCGCTGCCTGAGCTCGACCCGGCACCGCCGCAGAGCAAGAAGGGCTGGGAGACGCAGGTCGGCATGAGCTTGAAGTGCATCTCGGGTGAGGATGTGGGCCTTGAGGCCCGCTACAGCACCACGTCGGTGGGCGGCAAGCGTGCCGTGCAGGCTTTGGCAGCAGCCATTGCCGCGCAGGTCGAGCGTGACCAGAGCAAGCCGGTGCCGGTCGTGCATCTGAAGAAGGAGCACTACCAGCACAAGAGCTATGGCCGCATCTTCACGCCGGTCTTTGAGATCGTCGAGTGGGTGTCCATGGAAGGCGAAGTTGCTAACGAGCCGGACGGTGGGGATGACACTCCGCCGCCAGCCGCTGCGACCCGCCGGCGTCGCGCTGCGTGACGGAGACGGGGGCGCCCTCGGCCCCCGACTTTTCTATGGCAACTCTTTGGTTAGATTTCGAGACCCGCAGCCGCTGCGACCTACCGGCAGCGGGCGCGTACAACTACGCCAAGCACCCGAGCACCGAGGTGCTTTGTATGTCCTACGCCTTTGACGATGGCGAGGTTGAGACATGGCTGCCCAAGTACCCGTTCCCTGAGCGCGTGGCGCGCTGGATGGGGCCAATCCGCGCGCATAACGCCGCGTTTGAGCGGCTTATCTTCTGGCATGTGCTTGACATGCCGTTTGCGCTAGAGCAGTTTTACTGTACATCTGCACAGGCGCGGGCCAACTGCCTGCCTGGTAGCCTTGAGGACATCGGCCGCGCCCTGTCATCCAAGATGAAGAAGGACTACCGAGGCGCGCAGCTTATCCGGCAGTTGTCCATCCCCCGCGCTGACGGGACGTTCAACAACGACCCTGACCTGCTCGCCGAGATGGTGGCCTACTGCGAGCAGGACGTGCGCGCCATGCGCGAAATCAGCAAGGCCATGCGCGACCTGTCGGACACCGAGCTAGCCGATTACCACGTCAACGAGCGCATTAACGACCGTGGTGTCGGCGTTGATGTACCGCTTTGCGAGGCGGCGATCCGTCACGCGGAAGCTGAATTGCAGGACATTGAACGGCTGGTCGCCGAGGTGACGCAGGGCGAGATTACGACCGTTCGCAGTCCCAAGATGCGCGAGTGGGTGCTGGAGCGCGTCGGGCCTGAGGCCAAGAAGTTGATGACCGTCTATAAAGACGGCGAGAAGAAGTTTAGTATTGACAAAACCGTGCGGGCGAACCTGCTTGCTATGGACAACCCCGATGAGTTGCCGCCAGACGTGGCTGACGTAGTGCAGTGCGCGGATGACTTGTGGGCATCGTCGGTGGCTAAGTTCAACCGCTTGAAGCAGCTAGCAGGAGGGGACGCCCGTGTCCGAGGAGCCTTTATTTTTGCTGGTGGAAGTGCCACCGGGCGTGCTTCAAGCTACGGGGCACAAGTCCATAACTTTACGCGTAAGTGCAGCACCGAACCTGACGCAACCCGTCAAGCCTTGGTGCGAGGTCACAGTATCGTGCCCCGATACGGCAAGCGCGTTACGGACGTTCTTAAATCAATGCTCCGCCCAGCTCTCGTCCCCGCCCGAGGTAACGTTTTCGTCGTGGCCGACTGGGCAGCTATAGAGGCGCGCGCGACACCCTGGCTCTCCGCCGACCCGCTTGCAGAGTCGGTGCTGGATGTGTTCCGCGCTGGCGGCGACATCTACAAGCGTGAAGCGGCGGGTATCTACAACACCACATCGGACGCCGTGACGGACGACCAGCGCCAGATTGGCAAGGTCGCCATCCTCTCCCTTGGTTTTGCGGGCGGCGTCGGCGCGTTCAGTGCTATGGGCCGGGCGTATGGCGTACACATGAGCGAGCCCGAGGCGCAGCGCATTGTGGATCGTTGGCGGCGGGCTAACCCGTGGGCCGTGCGCTATTGGCAAAAGCTTGAAGACACTTACACCCGCGCCATGCGAAATGTCAACCATGAATTCGCAATTGGCCGCGTGGTGTACATGTTTGACGGTCAACATCTTTGGTACGCGCTGCCATCAGGGCGCGTGTTATGTTACCCGTTCGCCCGTCTGGAGTCGGACGGTGTGAGTTATCTCAAGGCAGCATGGAAGCCTGCGCAGGACGCTAAAGAGTGGCCCCGCGCGCGGCTTTGGAAAGGGCTTGCCTGCGAGAACATCACACAGGCCACGGCTAACGATCTGCTAAGGCATAGCCTGCGCGAGTTAGATAACCAAGGCTTACAAACGGTGCTGCACGTGCATGATGAAATCGTTATCGAATGTGCGAACGAGGCCGGCGAGGCTGTCGCCGAGGTGCTGGATACAGTGATGTGTACCGCGCCCGAGTGGGCTAAAGGGTTCCCGCTCAAGACCGGCGTCAAGATTATGAGCCGATACGGTAAATAAAAAAGCCCGGCGGGTTAGGCCGGGCTTAAACACACAACTATAGGGGTCAAAATGAAGTTCGCGGAGTATCTTAACAACACCGCCCCAGAAGGGGAAGTGATTCTTTTTGTACGCCAGGTGCCAATCGTCCGCAAGGGCGAGCATCTGAAGCACAAGGACGGCACGCCGCGCTACACGTGGCCGCCAGGTCTTTATGGCAAGTACATGCGCAACCCCGAGGGGGCGTGGTACGCCAACACCGGCTCGTTCATCGTTGACCGCATGACGGACAAACTGTCGGCGTCGGCGCCCAACGTCGAGCGCGTGGCGTTTATGGTGTTGGATGACATCGGCACCAAGTCCAAGGTACCGCCGATCGAGCCGACATGGAAGCTCGAAACCAGCCCCGGCAACTTCCAATGGGGCTACACCTTCGCGCTTGACGATCAGCCGACCAAGGGCGAGTTCAGCGCAGCGATTAAGGCTATGGCCGAGGCTGGGTTCACCGACCCCGGCGCGGTGAATCCGGTGCGTAATTTCCGCATCGAAGGCAGCGTCAACCTGAAGGAAGGCCGCGACAATTTCGCCGCCGTACTCACCGAGTTCCACCCCGACCGCGAGTTTACCGTAACGCAGATTGTTACAGCCTGTGGCGTTACGCCTGGCGAGGTTGACACGGCGCATATCCAAGGCATCGCCATCGAAGATGACGGCCTTGATAGCGTGTTGGAGTGGGTACAGGAGCGCGGGCTGCTGCTCGCCAAGGCCAACCCCGAGGGCTGGTACGGCGTCGTGTGCCCGAACCACGCCGAGCACACCACTGCCGACACGCAAGGGCGGTATCACCCCGTCACGCGCAGTTATACTTGCTTTCACGGCCATTGCGGCGATTGGAACAGCGAGAAGTTCCTGCGCTGGGTCGAGGCCGAGGGCGGCCCTAAGACGGGCTACGGCCTGCGTGATGACCTGCTTGCGAAGAAGATGGAGGCCGCTTTGTCGAAAATCACCCCAACCGAGGAGTTTCCCGACACCGCCGCCGAGGTCATCGCCCAAGTCGAGCGCCGCGAGCTAGGTCGCGTCGAGAAGTCCAAGTGGTACGAGCGTTTCGCGTATGTTCTCAGCGATGACGCGTATTTCGACTTAGGCGAGCGTCACGAGATCGCGCGCGGAGTGTTCAACGCGCTGTACCGGCATGTGACCTGCCATTCTATCCACAACAACCGACGCATCGAAGCGTCCGTCTGCTTTGACGAGAACCGCCAGGCGATGGGCGCGCGTGTGCTCGCGGGCGTCACATTCGCCGCTGGCGAGTCCATTCTTGTCAGCCGTAACGGCGTCGTCTACGGCAACCGCTGGCGCGACGCGCGGCCTGCGGTGAGCGCGGGCGATGTCAGTCCGTGGCTCGCTCACGCCGAGCGCATGATTCCCGACCCCGCCGAACGCGAGCATGTGCTTGATGTGATGGCCTACAAGCGCCAGCACGCCAACCAGAAAATTAACCATGCCGTGCTGCACGCGGGCAAGCCAGGCTCCGGTAAGGACACGCTTTGGGCACCCTTCTTCTGGGCAATCGGCGGCGACCAGCGCGTCAATGTCACGACGGTGCGTAACGAGGAGCTGAATTCTCAGTGGGGCTACGCGCTGGAATCTGAGGTTATCGTTATCAACGAGTTGCGTCAGGCCGAGGCTAAAGACCGCCGCGCGCTTGAAAACAGCCTCAAGCCCGTGATCGCCGCGCCGCCCGAGCTGCTGACGGTCAACCGCAAGGGCTTGCACCCTTACGATGCTTTGAACCGCGTACTGGTGGTGTCATTCAGCAACGAACGCGCGGCTATCAGCCTCCCTTCGGATGACCGCCGCTGGTTCGTCGTGTGGAGCGAGGCCGACCGTATGCCGCCCGCTGAGGCGCGCGCGCTCTGGAATTGGTACTACGCGGGCGGCTTCCAAGCTGTCACCGCGTGGCTCGACGCCCGCGATGTGTCGGCCTTCAACCCCGGCGCTGCGCCGCCCATGACCGAGGCTAAAATCATCATGATCGAGTCGGCGATGAGCACCGCCGAGTCGTTCCTTGTCGAGATGATCCGTCAACGCCAGGGCGACTTTGCCCGTGGCGTCATTGCCTCGCCGTTCTACGCCATCTGCGACCGGCTGCAAGGCGTGGCACCCTCCGGCGTCAAGGTCGTCCCTGCCGCGCTCATGCACGCGCTACGGGATGCTGGGTGGGTTGATTGTGGTCGGCTGCACTCTCGTGAGTTCCCAACCAAGAAGCATGTATACGCCCACCCTCAGTTTGCAACCCTTGCGCGGTCAGAGCTGCGGCGGATGGCGGAGGGTGCCGAACCTGCGTTATCTATCGTCGGGAAATAGCCACTCAACGAGGACGGCGGCGGCAATAGTCAAGAGTAAGTACATCACGCTGTTTTGCCTGTAGTTGATTGTATCGAATGGCGACGAATTGGCGGTCACTGGGCGGCTTATAACGCCGCCTAAGCCCCTTGCGCGCCTCCTTGCGCGCTACGTCAATCCATCGGCAGATGCGCCGCGTCCACCAGTCAGCGGTCGTCAGCTTTGGCATGGGTCACGGCTAACGCCTCGCGCAGTTTTTCCAGTTCCTTTGCGTACCGCCAGCACCGCTCACGCAGTTGCCGTATCTCAGCGCGGTACTCTGTCGCGGTGTGCGACATCTTGTCCCACTCATCATCCAACGGGTCAGGCTCGTACTGTGTGGTCATACTGTCCCCCTATCCGGGTAGCGGATAGCGGCGGCTAGTACGGACGCAGCCCGCACCGCCTCCACTACCGCCGACTCTAACGCGCTAGGGTCGGTCGGCGGCTCGCACGCCAGTATCAGATTGTCGAGCGCCTCCAACGCGCGCTCGGCGGCGGTGTGTAGGTTACTCACGCTCGCCCTCCTCAACGAGCCGTGTAACGAACCAGAGCGCCTTACGGTAATCCTCCAGCGCCTCGCCTTTATGCCCGGCTCTTGATAGGTACTTGAGCGATGACAGGCGCAAGTATCCCTCAAATTCCTCCGGCGTACTCTTGGCTTTCATGTAGTCGATGGTCTCGATCCCGCCAACCTTGTAATGGTCGGGGTCGATGGCGTCGCCTACTGCGGGCGCGGGCGTACTATGCCCCGCGCGGTACTCGCTCAAAAGGGCGCGCAGCTCATCCGGCGAGAGGACAGGCCCAGGCGGGGCCAGCCCCTTGTACATGGTCTCCGGGTCGATGAACGGGTCATCTGACGGCTTGTGCATACTGTCACCTCATACTGTTAAAGATACTCACGGCCACCGCGCCGGCACGCCCAGTTAGGCGGCGGCACGCGGCGCCAGTCGTCGGCGCGTGCTTTCCGAAGTTGACGCACTAGCCGATACACCCACGATAGCCAGCGCATCATCGGAGCGCGTCCCATGCGCTCGCCTTCTTGTCGGTGACCTTGAAGTTATCCACCGGCCACCGGCGCGCAATCTGCTCGACAGACCACACCAGCACCACCGTCCCGGCATCGTGTTTCCAGCAGCCCTCGTTTGTTTTACCGTCGCTCGTGTAGTAAAAGGCGCGGCGCATCTCATCGGTCGTGGTTTTATTCAGCCCGATTTGTAACAGGTCGAATTTAATCTCACACGGGTCAGTCGTGAGCACCGTGCGCCCGTCACGGTCACCTTTAACGCCCGCCGTGGCGAAAATTTCAGCATAGGCGGGCAGAGCCAAGGTAGCCACCAAAGCGGCGGCGATTGTTGCGGTTTTCATAGTCTATTGTCTCCAGTTGGTTTTAGTTTACGCAGTCAAAAAAGTATCAACACAAGGCGCAATGTGGAACGCGTCACGCGTCGGCATGTCGTCAAGGTGTCCGGCGGCTACCGCCCATTGACACTCCCGCAGGTGCTCCGCCAATGCGGCGTCGGCGTCGCCGTAACTGTCGAAGGTTTCGGGGTCACCGTCTAGGCTCCACACATTTTCCCAATGGTTGCCGGTAAGGGTGAGCACTACCCATTGCTGCGCGGTCATGCCTTATCCTCCGTTGCGACGGCCTCTTCGACTTCAGAATCGAACGCCTGAGCGGTGGCTAATGCGTCGTCCATTTCGCGTCCGTTCGCGTAGATATTCACAACCACCCCGTCGTCGGTACCTACAAGGCGGATGGAGAATCCTTTCAAGGTGAACCACGCAGCACCCTCGGAGAGCAAATAATCCCCATCCTGTAATGGTGTCTCGCTCATGCCTTATCCTCCCCATCGAAACTAGACAAGTCACCGTCGGCGTAGGCCAACGCCTCCGCAATGTAGCCATGCGCCTCGCTGCCTTCTTCGACTAGCTCATACGCCGCACGCAAAGCGATAGCGATGCGGGTCAGTTTTTCGCTGTCGGATACTTCGTCCTCGTCTTCGTCCTCCCACTCTGTATAGTAAGAATCGCCCTCGCAGTCATCGCACCAGTCCTCCCATTCCTCGGGAGTGAAGTGCTTATGCAAGCACTCGTCGCTGCAGTAGTAAGCCCTACCACCGTCGAAACAGTAGCCCTCGTTCATGCCCTTGCCGCACTCCGAACAAATGCGAGCGTACTTCTTGTGAGCCATGGTTCAGCCCTCCTCCTTGATATCGCCGAACATGTCCCGAACATCCCGCACCAAGGCGCGGCGGTTCTTCCCATATTGCCAATCCGTGCAATCGAGATAACCCGGCATCGAATACCGCGCCGCATAGTACCGCCCCGGCATCGCGCCGAAGCTCTCCGGGTCAGCCGTGCCGGTGCTGCATTCATCACACCGCAGCGTCCCGTCCTGCATCGCATCGCGCCGGTCGTTATGGTCGAATGTTGCCCACTCGTGGCTATATAGCGTCGCGCCGCACCGGGCGCATTCGGCGGTGTAGAGCGCGCCTTTCTGGGTTACTTGCAGTTGCATGGTCACGGTTCAGCCCTCCGCCTTGATATCGTCAAGCATGTGCTCGGCAATTTCGTGCCAGTTGACATCCTTTAGGAAGGCGCGCGCGTAGTCGACGGCGAGGCCTTCTAACGAGCCGTCCTGCGTGACCACGCTATCGGCGTATTCTTCCAACAGTTGGCCAAGGCCATAGGCGTCGTCGTCGGCAACTTCGGTCGGGTACAGGTCGCGGATGTCCAGACAGTCGAATATCTCTAGCGCAACGCGCCATGTGGCGTAGTTAGTCCATCCGTTGTACTTGGTGTCGGTCGTCATGGTGTTAGTTTCCTTTAGTAGAGTGTACGAGATTAGGTTACAGCAGGTCAGTCGTTCAATGCAAGGCAGATGATTGCACTCACTTGCGCGAACAATGCGAGGCCGATAGTAGCGGCTCCCATCCATGCGCCGAATGTGAGAATCGCGGAGCAGCAAAATAGAAGGTTAGAAAATTTCATGGCGTGTTGTCTCCGGTGTGGTTACTGGGCGGTAATCTGGCAATAGTCGATGCAGTCATAACGGCGACCGACAGACATATATAAAGACTTTTCGGACGCTTTAAAAATCGGACGGCCAGCGTCAGCAAACTGCTGAGCAGTTTTCGGGGTTACTTTAGTAACGCGCCACGCGGTAGCAACATAGATAGTCTTACCAGATGCCAGCGCATCGGTAATCCATGCGAGAGTTTCGGCGGGGTTTTTCATGTCAGTAACTCCAAGCGTTGTTGATGTGTGCAGATTAGACGCGTGCGCGTAGGCTGTCAAGCATTTTTTTACATAGACGCCTTTCAAAGTGCAAGGCATTTTCGGGCAAGGTGTGGGTCATGTGGGTCAGATTGTGGGTCATGTTTTGCGGACGAATTGCCCACGCGCTAGAGCCTATATTTACAGCGCGGGATATGACTTGTGGGCATTGTGGGTCATCTCTTTACTTCTAATCTAGTAAAGAAATACTACTGTATAAACATACAGCCTGGAGCGTGTGACGCGCATTCCGTTGGAGCCGCTCCGATTTTTTTTCCGTGACCATTTGACCCACATGACCCACAAATCGCCCACGCCCTCCGATTTGTGGGCAATGTGGGCAACCGAAAACAAATTGCCCACATTGCCCACAAATGCAACGGCCAAAGAATTGCCCACATGACCCACAACGCTTGACGGCTAGCAGTCGGGGGGCGCGTAGCCGTTGCCCACATTGCCCACGCTGCCCACCGCGCCCAGGCTGAATGCGAACGAGAATCATTTGCAACTGAGGGGGTGGGCCGGCCCGCGCGTGGGCTGTACCTGGTACGGAGGGGTTGCACAAATTTTTTTATTTTTTTACCCGCTAGCCCGTAAGCCAAAACCTTATGCTAATCTTGCGTGGCGATGTCTGACGTGATGCGCACGTAGCGACCGGGAGGTAGCTGAAGGGGTTATGAGCCCCACCATCTAAGGCAATCTCCGCCCCGGCACACAGGCCACACGGTTGTTGTGGATCGCGGCCTCCCGGCAGGACAATCCTGCACATCGCTTGTCTTTTGCTTACATGAAAGGTAGTGTTGCAACATGTTCAAATCGCTTCCGCACGCGCCACGGCAACTGAACGCTACTGAGGCGCGGCTACAGGCTATTTATGACGCAGCGGCCCTCGGGCTAAGAGGTGATAGCCTTGCCCTGGCGGCGGGGCTGTTGCCGGCGGAGTACCGGCGGCTGTGTCAGATGGACCCGCTCGCTGAGATGGCGGAGGCCAAAGGGCGTGCAGATAGTGAGTTTGAGGCCGCGAACCAACTGCGTGACGCGGCTCGCAATGGCGATTCAAAGGCTTCTTTGGCAATCCTCCAGCATGTGCACGGTTGGGTGGCGAAGCAGCAGGTACAGGTCGATGTCAAGCAGCAGATCAGCGTCATCGCCGCGCTGCAAGAGGCAGAATCTCGCGTCATTGAAGGCCGAGTATTGCCGGATGAACCGGCTGCATTGACCCGCGCGCCCACCACGCTCGCTACCCGAGCCCTGACGGCAGAATATGCAACTTCCGATATATAGCCCCGAGGACGAGCAGCTACTGATGACTCGGCTCTGGTCGCCGAGCGTCAAGGACGACCCCGAGGCGTTCGTGCTGTTTGCGTTCCCGTGGGGGCAGAAGGGCACGCCGCTGGAGAACTTCCAAGGGCCGCGCAAGTGGCAGCGCGAGGTGCTGCGCAAGGTGGCCGCTCACATCGCCCGCAACAAGAACGCGACGGGGTACGACGTGCTGCGCATGGCGACGGCCTCGGGGCGCGGTATCGGTAAGTCGGCCTTGGTGTCCTGGCTGATCCTGTGGATGCTATCAACGCGCATCGGCTCGACTATCATCGTGTCGGCTAACTCGGAAGCCCAGCTACGCTCGGTCACCTGGGCCGAGGTGACTAAGTGGCTCTCGCTGCTGCTCAACAGTCATTGGTTTGAGGTGTCGGCAACGCGCGTCATGCCGGCCAAGTGGCTCGCGGAGATCGTCGAGCGCGACCTGAAGAAAGGCACGCGGTACTGGTCGGTTGAGGGGCGGCTGTGGTCGGAGGAGAACCCCGACGCGTACGCCGGTGTCCACAACTTCGACGGTGTGATGGTCATATTCGACGAAGCGTCGGGTATACCGGACCCCATCTGGGCGGTGACGGCGGGCTTCTTTACGGAAAACACGCCTAATCGCTTCTGGCTCGCCTTCAGTAACCCACGACGCAACGAGGGGTATTTTTATGAGTGTTTCAACGCAAAAAGGCAATTCTGGCAAACGCAAAACATCGACGCGCGCCAAGTCGAAGACACCGACAAAGCCGTTTACGAGCAAATCATCGCCGAGTATGGAGCAGATAGTAGCCAAGCTAAAGTCGAGGTCTACGGAGAGTTCCCTTCCGACGGAGACGACCAGTTCATTGCTCCGCGAATTGTGGACGAGGCTGTGGCGCGCGCCCGCTACAAGGATGAAACAGCTCCGCGAGTCATTGGGGTGGACCCCGCACGATCCGGCGCCGACAGCACCGTCATCGTCGTCCGACAAGGGCGCGACATCGTAGCAATCAAGCGCTACCGGGGCGAGGACACTATGGCCACCGTCGGGCGCGTCATCGACGCAATCGAGGAGTACAACCCGGCGCTCACGGTCATTGACGAGGGCGGGCTCGGCTATGGCATACTTGACCGATTGAAAGAGCAGAGGTATAAGGTTCGTGGGGTAAACTTTGGCTGGAAGGCCAAGAACCCCGTGATGTGGGGCAACAAGCGCGCCGAGATGTGGGGCGACATGCGGGAATGGCTACGCACGGCGAGCATCCCGTCTGATCGGCTACTCAAGTCGGACCTGTGCGGGCCACACGTCAAGCCTAACTCGTCGGGGACGATCTTCTTGGAGGGCAAGAAGGAGATGAAGGCCAGAGGTCAAGCGTCGCCGGATGCGGCAGACGCGCTCGCCGTCACCTTCGCCTACCCGCTCGCAAGCCGTGAGGCACGCGACGCGCCAAGACGAGTCGTCTCCCGCCAGGGTGGCAACGGCATGGCAAGCAGTTGGATGGGAGCCTGATGGCACGCAAGTCGGTCAGTCTGTCGGTGGGTCGGGGAGAGAAACAGCCTGTTTCTAAGGGCGCGGGCTTGACGGCCAAGGGCCGAGCAAAGTACAACCGCGAGACGGGCAGCAACTTGAAGGCTCCGGCCCCGAGTCCGAAGACTAAGGCGGACGCGGGACGTAAAAAGTCGTTCTGTGCGCGCATGAAGGGCGTGGTGGCTAAGGCCAAGGGGCCGGCTGAACGAGCAAAGGCGTCGCTTAGACGCTGGAAGTGTGGCTAATGGCTAGTAATAAAGGTCTTTACGCGAACATTAACGCTAAGCGGGCTCGCATTGCAGCCGGTAGTGGTGAGAAGATGCGCGCACCGGGTAGTAAGGGGGCGCCGACCAATAAGGCGTTCCGTCAATCGGCCAAGACGGCCAAAAAGAGGAAGTAATCATGGCATACGGCCCTGTTGGCGTTTCTCGACGCGCTACTATTGGCAACATGTTGGCTCAGCCGTCAGGCGCGCCGGCTGCCCAGCAGCCTCGCATGCCGACGCCGCGTCGGCGAGTGTCTGAGGACATCATCCGCACGACGACGAACTTTCGCCCCTCGCCCATGCCGATGCGCGACCGGGGGAGACCCCGCTAATGCCGCTCGTTAAGTCCGCAACCAAAGGTGCGTTCCGCAAGAACATCCGCGCCGAAGTGAATGCGGGTAAGCCTGTCAAGCAGGCCGTGGCGATCGCGTATGCGGTCAAGCGTAAGGCACAAGGTAAGAAGCGCAAATAATGGCAAAAGACCCAACAGGGCTTAGGGGCGCCGCTCGCGTCGCCAACACGCCGACCAACCGGGGCAAAGCCTCCCGCGACCCAGCCGATGTACTGGCCACGGCGCGCTCGCGCCTTACTATGGCCCTCTCGGCGTACTCTGATAGCCGCGAAGACGAGCTGGATGACCTGCGTTTCATGGCAGGCTCGCCGGACAATCAGTGGCAGTGGCCCCAAGACGTGTTGGCGACGCGCGGCTCGGTGCAAGGACAGACGGTCAATGCGCGTCCGTGCCTGACCATCAACAAGCTGCCGCAGCACGTGCGGCAAGTGACCAACGATCAGCGTCAGAACCGGCCATCTGGCAAGGTCATCCCCGTTGATGACAAGGCGGACATTGAGGTCGCTGAGATTTTTGACGGAATTGTCCGTCATATTGAGTACATTTCGGATGCGGATGTGGCCTACGACACCGCGTGCGACAACCAGGTCACCTACGGCGAAGGGTATTTCCGCATTTTGACGGAATACTGCGACGAAAATACGTTTGATCAAGACCTTCGCATAGGCCGCATCCGAAATAGCTTCAGTGTGTACATGGACCCGACCATCCAAGACCCTTGTGGCGCGGATGCGGAGTGGTGTTTCATCACCGAGGACATCCCGAAAGCCGATTTTGAGCGTATGTACCCCGATTCAGAGCCGATTTCGTCGGTTTTGCAGCGCGGTGTAGGCGATCAGGCGCTGTCGCAGTGGATTAACGAGAATACGGTCCGTATTGCGGAGTATTTCTACAAAGAACACACCCGCGAGACGCTGAATCTGTACGCCGGCAACCAAACGGCGTTTGACGGGTCGCCCGAAGCGCAAGAGCTGGAGATGCTTGGCCTTCAGCCGATCCGCAAGCGCGAAGTTGACGTAAAACGCGTCAAATGGGTCAAGACTAACGGCTACGAAATTCTTGAGGAACAAGAATGGCTGGGTAAATGGATTCCGGTCATTCGTGTAATTGGTAACGAGTTTGAAGTTGAAGGCCGCATGTACGTGTCGGGGCTTGTGCGTAACGCCAAGGACGCCCAGCGCATGTACAACTACTGGGTGTCGCAGGAAGCAGAGATGCTGGCCTTGGCGCCCAAGGCGCCGTTTATCGGCTACGGCGGTCAGTTTGAAGGCTACGAACAGCAATGGAAGACGGCCAACACGACAAACTGGCCGTACCTAGAAGTTAATCCCGACGTGACAGACGGTCAGGGCGCAGTCCTGCCGCTGCCACAACGTGCCCCGCCGCCGCTTGCCCAGACGGGCTTGATCCAGGCGAAGATGGGCGCTGCCGACGACATCAAGGCCGCGACCGGCCAGTACGATGCCAGCCTCGGTATGCGGTCCAATGAGCGCACGGGTCGGGCCATCTTGGCGCGTGAACGGCAAGGCGACACAGGCACTTATCATTTTGTAGACAACCTAGCTCGTGCTATTCGCTATGGGACGCGCCAACTCGTTGATTTGATTCCGAAGATTTACGATACCCAGCGTATCGCGCGAATCGTCGGCATCGACGGAGAGACCGCAACGGTCAAAATCAACCCGATGCAGGCTGAGCCTGTCCGTCGGTTGATGAACGAGACGGGCATCGTGATTGAGAAGATTTACAACCCGTCTGTCGGTAAGTACGACGTTGCGGTCACGACCGGTCCGTCCTACGCGACCAAGCGCCAAGAGGCGATGGACGCGATGGGGCAGATTTTGCAGGCCAACCCGAACTTGTGGCAGGTTGCAGGCGACTTGTTCGTCAAGAACATGGACTGGCCAGGTGCTCAAGAGATTGCTAAACGGCTGGCTAAGACGATTGATCCGAAGCTAATGGCGGACGAGGACGACCCGGCGCTTCAGGCTGCTCAGCAGCAAATGGAGGCTATGGGGCAAGAAATGCAGATGATGCAAGAGATGCTCCAGCGCGTGCAGCAGTCCATGGAAGCCCGCGAGGTGCAGATCAAGGAGTTTGAAGCTGAGGTCAAGGCGTATAGCGCTGAGACCGATCGCATCAAGGCGGTTGAAAGCGGTTTGAGTGAGGAACAGATTCAGGACATCATAATGGGCACTTTGGCCGGCATGATGAATAATGGCGAGCTTGTGTCGCCTAGCGCCGAGCGCGAGATGCCTATGCAGCCTGAGATGGGCATGGAAGCCCCGCCGCCGATGCCACCTGACATGGGCATGGGAGCGCCGCCACAATGAGCTGTGAAGTCTTTATCGGGCACATTTTTCTAGCTCGGGATGTTGCCCATTCAACGCACCTAAACACCCGTAACTACGCAAAACATAAAACTTTGCAGAAGTTTTACGAGGGGGTTATCGAGCTATCGGACGCATTTGCTGAAGCGTATCAAGGCCGGTATGGGCTAATTGGCCCAGTCGCGCTACAGTCGGCTAAAAAGACGAACAATGTGCTCGACTTTTTGCAGGACGAACTAAAGACGCTTGAGGAAATGCGTTACACGGTTTGTAGTAAAGAGGATAGCCCTCTACAAAATTTGATTGATGAGATACTGACGTTGTATCTTACGACCATTTATAAACTGCGCTTCTTAGCGTGAGGGTAGAACATGGAACTTCTTAATCCGATGGCCGATGCCGTATACCCCGGTCGTACGGTAGCGTACACGGGCACCGCAGGCTCTACGGCGACTTGGCAGTCCGGCCCGCAGGGCGTAGTGGTATGGTGTACGTCAGCTGCGTACGTGGTCGTGGGTGAGGGCGTGACGGCAACGACTTCCAGCACTCCGATCCCGGCCAACACGCCAATTCCGTTCATCGTGCCGCAAGGCACTGGCGCGCCCTGGCGAGTGAGTGCCATTCGCGTAACGGCTGACGGCGACTTGTACGCCAAGCCCATTAACATCCGATGAGCTTCGGAGTTGGTTTGCGAAATGCGGTCGGGCTAGGGCTTGGCGGCATTGCTTCGTTTCTGACGGGCTACGCAAGCGACGTGATATTTGGCAATTTGGAAACCGAAACCGGCGAAAACTTGGTGCAAGAGAACGGCGGCTTGCTGCTGTTGGAGTGATGAATGGCAATCGTTAAGATTTCAGACCTTCCGCTCGTAGACTCGCCGGTCGAAGGCACCGATCTGTTCGTTGTCGTTCAGGACAACGTGACTAAAAAGGCGTTTGCCAGCGACATTCAGACGTATGTGGGCTTTGAAGAAATCCAGTACGCAACCGCCGGTCAGACTGTCTTTAATCTGACGACGATGACCTATGCGGCTGGCGCGAACAACCTTATGGTGTTCGTCGATGGCGTGAACCAGTACGAAGGTCTGTCCTACGTTGAGACGGACAACAACACCGTTACATTTACGCAAGGGCTGCACGTTGGCGCGGTCGTTAAGTTCTCGACCGTACAGACGCAGACCTCGCTGGTTAATAGCGCGGGCGCGGTAAGTTTTACGGCGGCGGGTACGGGCGCGGTTGCTCGTAGCGTGCAGTCTAAAGAACGCGACATCGTTAGCGTCAAAGACTTTGGCGCTTTTGGTGATGGCGTAACGGATGACACGGCAGCCATTCAAGCGGCTGTCAATGCCAGCGATAACGTCTGGGTGCCAGAAGGCACGTACAAGGTCACATCAAGCATTGCCGTCAATAAGGCGATGACGATCCGCGTTGACGGTACGATTCAGACTACCGGATATCAATACCAAGCCAATCCGCCGTCCATTTTTTTGGTTACGGCTGATAACGTCACGATTGAGGGTAGCGGAACGCTACTCGGCCCCGGCATCTTTACGCACGCGGTCATTACGAACATTCAGCACATTCCGAGCTTGATTAAGGTCAACTCGGCTGACAACGTAACAATCCAAAACTTGACGTTCATTGATGTTCCGCAAGCGGGCGTCATCTACATTGACTCCGACTACATCAAAATCGTTAACAATACGTTTGTGGGCGGCGATACAATCGCCAACTGCCAAGACTCGCCGGGCAACTTAGGCGGCATTAACTATTACGGCATTTTTTGCTATAGCAGCGACTACAGTTTAATTACGGGAAATAGGATTGTGGATGACGCCAGCGGCAACACGTTTGCCGAAGGCATCTTTATGTGGCTGACAAATCATTCTGAAGTATCTAACAACTTCTTCAAGAATGTTGTTGACCACGATCTGTATATGTACCATCCAGCGGGAACAACCGCCGGCCAGAACAACTACAACACGATTTGCAATAACATTTCGTTTTCAACTCTAGTCGCGCTTACGGAAAGAATTGGCGGATCGTTGAAGGTGCACGGTGTTTACAACAACATCAGCAACAATAACATCCAAAATTCTTTAGGTGGAATTCTCCTAGAGCAAGGCTCCTATTCAACGATTAGCGGAAATTCAATCTACGCATTTTCGGACAAAGGCATTGCTGTTACAGATTTAGTTGCGCCAAATGCTGATGGATTGAATTACATCACAATTTCTAACAACACGCTAAAAGCCGCCGCGTCCTCCAAAGCCTACGGAATTTACTTCCGTGGCGATGCAACGTATACGACGGCTAACTGCGTTGGAAATAAGATTGTAGACAATACGATTGTTGGGTGTGGTGACCCCGCTGGGTCAACGGAATCGCCGATTGCCGTGTTCCACAGCAATACGTCGTACTTTATGGATACGTTCTTGATTGGCAACAACGTAATCGCCTCGCAAGTTGGCGTATACGGTATGCTGTTTGATCAGGTACGCTACTTTAAAATTACAAGTAACATCGTTAAAAACGGTACTTATACTGGTTGGAGAGGCTTTCATTTTGTTAGCAACTCTACGTTTAACGAAATTACAAAGAACACGGTGCGTGACGATCAAAACACGCCGCTGTTGTCTATCGGGTGTAACTTTGCCGCAGCGTCAGACACAGACAACATTGTTTCTGGCAACATTCTGCACAGCACTTATGCTTCACGCAGCGTAAATCCGTGGAGCATTAATGCAACGTATCGCAACGTAGGCGACCGCAATTTAAACGACGATACGCTAGGCTATCCAGTCGCGTTGAGCACGGCAGAAACCATTGCTAACATCACTGCATCGGCAACGGTCAGCCTTGCAATGGAAGTTCCCGTTGGATCGCGCATCGTTGGCTGTCAGTTGCGCGTTGACTCGGCTTTGGCCGCTGGAAATACGTGGGATGCCGCGTATGGCGGCGGCAGTTCTAGCGTAATTGCGACTGCGCAAGCCGTGGCCAAAAACACTAAGGTCAATACGCTATATAACGCTAACGCCGCGTCTGACATTACGACCAATACGTTGTTCGTGCAGATTACTAAAAACGGCGGCGGTACGTTTACGGCACAAGGAACGATCCGCGCCCTGGTTTACTATGAGTCGTTGACGGCGTTAGGAAACGCCCCATAATTAGCTTAAGAGGTTTTTCAACATGGCTGACAAAAAGATTTCCCAGCTTACCGCCGCAACGACCCCGCTGGCCGGAACGGAAGTTCTGCCTATTGTTCAAAGCAACAGCACGGTAAAAGTATCCTCCGACGATTTGACGGTTAAAAACGTCCGATCCAACGCGACGACCGGCATCCTTCAGGTTGCTGGCCCCGGCGCTAGTACGACTCGCGTAATGACCGTTCCGAACAGCAACTTTACAGTTGCTCGTACTGACTCGGCACAGACTTTTTCCGGTATTCAAACAGTTGCTGCGACGTTTAACGGCGTTCAAGCTGAGTTTGGTTTTACCGCCGGGCGAGGGCTTCAAATTGCTACCGCGCTAAACGGCGGCACTAACGAAGGAAGCTCTGTTCTTAATGCGCGTGGCGGCGGTGCCGGACAGTTTATTTTCCAAACTGAAGGCACTCCGCGCTTTACGATGGAAAATTTGGGCAACCTCGTTGTCAACACCGCCGGCAAAGGCATCGACTTCTCTGCGAACACCGGCGCGGCGGGAGAGACAAGCGCGCTGCTCAACTGGTACGAGGAAGGTACATACACCGTCACGCTATTTGACGATAACGCAGGCGGTAACGCTTCGGCAACGACAGTAACTGGCCGTTACTCTCGCGTCGGCAACATCGTGCATTGTAGATTTTCGGGGTTAAACAGCATCAGCACGGCTGGCATGACCGCCGGCAACACGCTGTACATTTCTTTGCCGTTTACTCCTGGGGCTAGCGGCGGCGGTACAGGATCGTTTGCTTGCGAAAACTTTGGTTTTGGCGCTGGTCGCACTAATGTCATCCCAGCGGCGCTTGCATCTCAAGCACGCGCCATTTTCCGGGCGTATGGCAGCGGTACGTCAACCCGTAGCTTGTTGGTAAGCGATGTTACGTCTGGCAGCGCCAACATTGACTACTTTAGCTTGACTTACCAAGTTTAAGAGATCGTTATGGCCTTAACTCGCGCATCGTTTGCCATGGTTAATGGCGCTGTAGTCAACGCAAAAGACTACGGCGCTGTTGGCGATAACAACGCTGACGATACGGCGGCGCTGCAAGCCGCTATTACGGCGGCTGCCGGTAAAACGCTTTATATTCCGGCGGGGAACTACAAAGTTACTGCGCCTTTAACAGTATCTAACCGCACTAGCATTTGCGGCGATACTCCGATGTCTACGAACATCTACTACAGAACAACGGCAACAACGACAAACTATCTGTTTACGTTTAACAATCAAGACAACATATATCTGTCTAACTTGTCGCTTAACTGTTTAATTGGCGGCGGGTCGCAAAACACGGGCGCTATCCGATGTAATGGCGTGTCTGGCCCAGTAACAGAAATTATTCTAGATAAGGTCTACATTGAAGGATTTCAGATTGCTGGAATCGCTTTTGAGGTAGAGGTCTATTACGTCAGTCTTACCAACTGCCGGTTTTTTAACATTGATAACTCTACGTCAAATGGCGGTACGGGCTTAACCAATGCTGTTGCAGTGTCTTTTGGGCAGCCTGTAAATGCGGTTCGTCTACGTGATTGTCGATTTGGCGGCAATAACGTGGCGATTGGCAGCAGCAATGTCGCACAAAAATACTCGTTGGTTATTAACGGGTGTTACTTTGAAGGCAACGGAGCCACTGGTGTTGGCGCCCCTACGCCTTACGACACAATTGAACTTCGCAAATGGAGCAGCGTTGAGTTTACGGGCAACTACATAGAGTTTAACCGTACGGGAACCAACACCGATGACAGTGTGTTGCGGCTTAGAAGTTGCCGGGGCGTAAACGTCAGCGGCAACATTTTTGCTGGGGCGCTTGGCGGCGTTGCTATATCTAAAAACCTAATCGGTATTTCAGACAACACTTATGGTGTTGTCATTAAAGACAACGAATTTCAAGACCCCGTTTCTAACTATGTTTACGTTGCTGATGGTAATTCTATCTGCAAAGTAGAGCGTAACTATTACGACGCGTTTGGCACGCCACTCGTAACTTACGCCAACATTATGGCCAAAATGACGGCTTCGCTGATTGAATTGGATGTGCCGCTGTTAGCTTCCGTCAACACCGGAACCGTAACAACGGGCAATAACTACCAAGTTGATGTGGCTATGGCTGGAGTGCCCCTTGATCGCTACTGCACGGTGCTGGCAACCCCAATTAACGCGGGCAGCGATTGGGTTGTAAGCGCCGTTTTGAAAGGCGTTGATACTATCCGGCTGACATTTTTAAACGTATCTGGCTCTAATAATTCGTTTAACGGCACAGTGGCTATTCGTGTCCTGAAGCACGGATCGTTCTAACGCTTGACTCTTTTGCGCAACAGCGTACGATTTAACCGTACTGGTGCGGCTCACCAGGGATTCATTAGGAATCAAAATGTCTGAAAATGAAGTAGTAGCGGAACAAGTACCCGCGCCGGAACCGGTTGCTACGGCTGCACCGGAACCCGAAGTTGTTGCCCAAGAGGCAACTCAGCCGGAGGAAAAGCCTGCCAAGACGTTCTCCCAAGAGGAGCTCGACGCGCTGGTAGGCAAGAGGCTTGCACGGGAACGTCGCAAGTGGGAACGAGAGCAAGCGCTAAAAGCGCCTGAGTCCCAAGCTCAGACGCCCGCCACGCTGCCTGACCGGGACATCGACCCCGACGCCTACGCGGATGCTTTGGCAACCCGCAAGGCCGAGGAGTTGCTGGCCAAACGGGAGGCAGACCGGCAGCAGCGCGAGCTGTTGATGGCCTATAAGGAACGTGAAGAAGCGGCTTTTGACAAGTACGACGACTTTGAACAGGTTGTGTACAACCGATCGCTGCCAATCACGAACGTTATGGCCGAGACGATTCAGGCTTCGGATGTTGGCCCCGATGTAGCATACTATTTAGGTTCTAACCCCCGCGAAGCTGAACGTATTTCCCGTTTGGCGCCCTACCTACAAGCCAAGGAGATTGGTAAGATTGAGGTCAAATTGACCGACAATCCGCCAGTTAAACGAACAACCAACGCGCCCCCGCCGATTAAGCCTGTGACGGCTAAAACCGTAGGCGCGCCGGCCCGAGACACGACGGACCCACGCTCAGTCAAGGACATGAGCACGTCGGAGTGGATCGAAGCCGAGCGTCTGAGGCAGATTAAGCAGTGGGAAGCGCGACGTACCCGCTAACTTCTTTTTTGGAGATTTATTGTGGCTAATACACTTCTTACTATTGACATGATTACGCGGAAGGCTCTGGAAATCCTGGAGAACAACCTCGTAATTACCCGCAACGTGAACCGTCAGTACGACGACAGCTTCGCTGTCGAAGGTGCCAAGATTGGTTCGACCCTCCGCATCCGTCTGCCGGATCGCGCTCTTGTGACCGACGGCGCTGCGCTTCAGGTTCAGGACGACAACGAGCAGTTCACCACGCTCACCGTCGCCTCCCAGAAGCACATCGGCGTCAACTTCACCAGCGCCGAAATGGCCCTCCAGTTGGACGACTTTGCCGAGCGCGTGCTCAAGCCGCGTATCAGCCAGCTCGCCTCCAGCATCGACGCCGACGTGGCAAGCTCGTACAAGAACGTGTTTCAGTCGGTCGGTACGCCTGGCGTCACCCCCGGCACCTCGCTCGTTCTGTTGCAGGCGCAGCAGAAGCTGAACGAAGCTGCCGCTGGTATGGCTCCGCGCTACGCCACCGTCAACCCGGCGGCCAACGCTGGCCTTGTCGAAGGCATGAAGGGCTTGTTCAACCCGGTTGATTCGATCAGCCGCCAGTTCAAGAACGGCATGATGGGCGAAGGCATCCTTGGCTACGACGAGATCAACATGTCTCAGTCGATTAAGCAGCACACCAACGGCTCGGCCTCGCGCGCGGACACCCCGATCGTGAAGACCACGCTGACCAACGGTGCCAACAAGCTGACGCTCGACAACGTGACCGATGGTCTTACCCTCGTCCCCGGCGACGTGTTCACCATTGCTGGCGTGTATGCGGTCAACCCGCAGACCCGCGAGTCCACTGGTGCGCTCCAGCAGTTCGTGGTGCAGAACAGCGTGACCTCGGCCTCGACCGAGTTCGTCGATGTTCAGTTCCTGCCGGCTGTGTACGGCCCGACGCACGCCCTCGCCACGGTCAGCAAGCTGCCGACCGCCGGTGATGTCGTGACCTACGTGGGTGCCGCTTCTGGCCAGTACGCTCAGAACCTTGTGTACCACAAGGATGCGATTACGTTTGCCACCGCCGACCTCCTGCTCCCGCAGGGCGTTGACATGGCGTCGCGTCAGGTTCACAACGGCATCTCCATGCGCGTTGTCCGTCAGTACGACATCAACAACGACCGTATGCCCTGCCGTATCGACGTGCTGTATGGCTACTCGGTGATCCGCCCGCAGATGGCCTGCCGCATCTGGGGCTAATTCTTAACCTTATTCACGGAGTAACTAAACATGGCACTTCCTAACGGTACTAGTGGTTATCAGGTTGGCGTCGGCAATGCTGCCGAGCCGCTTATGGGCGTTCTTGGTCCGGTGACGGCGTATGCTGGTGCGACGGGCACCATCGCCGTTGCCGACCTTGTGAACGGCGTGTTCTCGGTAGACTCAGGCAGCACCAGCGCCGGCACCTACTCGTTCGCAGCGGCTTCGCTGCTGGACGCAGCAGTGGCCAGCGCCCGCGTGGGCAGCACGATCGACTTTTTCTGCGTTAACCTTGGTGACGACGCAGCAAACGACGTGACGTTCTCGGGCACGGGCTGGACGATTGTGGGCGCTGCGGTGGTTGCTGACGGTACGTCGGCCCACTTCCGCGCTCGCAAGACTGGCGATGCTACTTGGACTTGCTACCGCATCTCGTAATGGCAACGCCCCCTACGGGTCACACCGTAGGGGGCACTCTTTAAGAGGACTTATCTATGCCAAATACACAGGCAGTTGGTGTTGCCTTCTCCGACCCCGAGCTTGATGGTGCCGTCATTGGCACCTCTGGTGGTACGGTCGGCTTTTACGGCACGACTCCGGTAGCCAAGGGCGCAGCGCTTACGACGCAATCGACGACGATTACGTTTACGGCGCCGAGCCCGGCTGACTTCGCAATCCAAGACTTGACGCAGACGACTCCGTTTGGCTTCGTTACGAAGAACGAAGGCAACACGGTGCTTTCTGTCATCAAGAACCTTCAGGATCGCGTGAGCCAGCTTGAGGCTCGTTTGCAGGCTTACGGACTGTTGCCGTAACTATGAACATATATCTTCGCCACCCGGTTCACGGACTGAAAATCGCCATCTCGGATGTAGAGGCGGCTATGGACTACGAGCACGGTTGGGAGGAGTATGATCCTTTGGAACCGGCGGCGCGGCAGGATGAACCTGCTGCGTCGCCGGAACCTGTTGCGGCCAGTAACGAGTTAAGGGCGCGGCGCAAGAGGAAAGAGTAAGTTATGGCAACCGCAGGCGATCAGATTAACGGAGCTTTGCGTCTGCTCGGTATCCTGGCTGAAGGCGAGACGCCTTCGGCTGCGATGGCCCAAGACGCCCTGTCGGCGTTTGACCAAATGGTCGATAGCTGGAACACCGAGCGTCTCGCCGTGTTCTGTACGCAAGACCAGACCTATTTCTGGCCCGCTGGGGAGCGTATTCAGACGCTTGGCCCGACGGGCGATTTCGTGTACGTCATCGGCACTCAAAGCGAAGTGCC